TTAGTCATCCTTTTGCACCTCTTTCACGGTTTCCATATATTGCGCTATGGCCTTCGCCACAATGTAGGCGAGCATTGGTGGCACTGCGTTGCCTATTTGGGAGACGCTTGCTGTCTTCGCGTGGGTGAACTTGAATTCGTCTGGAAAAGTTTGTATCCGCGCGCATTCACGAACTGTCAGGCGCCTATCTAACGAGTAGTGGAACTGTACCCTTGATTTAGGGTTTGCTCTTATCGTATAAGCAGGCAGATCTTTTTTGTTGCTTTCGTCGCCTTGGCCATTGCCTTTCTTAGCGCGTGACGCGCCGAAGTATTGGCTCTGGTTCGGAACGCTCTCATCCGTAACATCCACCAAGTCACCGATAGCCCATTCAATGCTCCTATATTTGCCGACAAACTCAGGCTCAGGTTTGACAGGGAAGCCATATCGCTCGTTGATGTCATTACGAACACAAATGATGAACAACCGAGTTCTCCGCTGCGGAACGCCATAGTCCGGGGCGAACATCTTCCATACCGCTACCTTGTATCCAGCATTCTCGAGATCAGTCTTGATAGTCTCTAAAACAGCCCCGTTGTCCATACGTTCAAGATTAATAACATTCTCTCCCACTACAATAGCGGGATGATGTCGGTTCATATAAGTAATGAGCGTTTGGTACAACCGGCCTCGCTCAGATTCCAACCCGCCTAAAGGGCCGCAGGACGAAAACTCCTGACAAGGGAATCCGCCAATGAGCACCTTGGCCTCCGGAACAGTTTGGACATCAACGTTGGAGAGGTCTTTCACAAAAGCGTGCCCCTCCCCGAAATAGCCGTTATAAGTCTCGACGCAACGCGGCTCATAGTCATAAGCCGCCTTGATTATATATGGCAATCGTGCGTAGTTTTCGCCGTGGTATCTGAAATCACCGCGGAAGCCCAAATCCAGACCGCCACATCCGCAAAAATAGGAAACCACGGAGTATGACGGTCTCTGTATGTTCGCAGCCATATTGATACCTCCCTTCCTTAGTTTGAGTTTGGTCACGCCACTATAGCGCGTTGGATAACGTGTTTCGTTCTGGGTCTATCGCCGCACTCTTTCCGCTTTCAACCCATGCGTCAATTTCGGAAATTCTGAACTTATATTGATTTCCTATCCGATGGAAGGGAATCACCCCCCGTTTGATATAATTGCGAATGGTGTCCTTGCTCAAACTGGTATGAGCGGCAATTTCCTTAAGGTTTACCCACTTCTCAGGTTCGTTTGTCATTGTCAACATTACCAATCCTCTCTAATTGAACAAGTCAAAAAGACCATCACCCGTCGGTCTTTGCTTTGCTACAAGCGCGTTCAGGTACTCGCGCGCATCTTCGAACTCAATTTTCAACACAAAATCGTCAGCATCCAGTATTTCAACTAACTCCTTATACTTCGTTCTTTTTTTGCGGACATCCGCTATATCGAACTCTAAGACCCAACCAATCGGGTCTGGGGCTCCGTAGTCATTCTTATAGTCATAACTCACATCATCCAAATTCACGAGTTTGTTATCACCATCTTCGTCCTCAACGTAGCCATACGTCTCAGATACCAGTGACTCATAAAATGGCAACTCGTTGATAGAACAGGTGTTATTGAAGAAGGTCTTCTTCATGAACTCATAGAGGTAGGACGCAGGTGAGTTAGAAATGTATTCATCGGTCTCTCCTTTTTCATAGCGAAGCTGCGGATACATAATTTCAAGAAAAGACCAGTATCCATCAGCATCATCACACTCTTTAAAAAGTGCTGTCAGGAATGGCAGAAAAACATACTCGTCTATCTTGTCGGGGATCATATCATAGAGCATCACGAACGTTTTATCGCCGAAGTTACGTGAACGCCGCTTTTCAAAAAAATCACCAATCGCTCGTAAGTTCTTATCTTTCTGTTTTGAGAAATACAGGGCGCAAAAATACTCTTGAAAGGAGCGGTGGGTAAAATGGTACTTGCCGCTTTCAAAGTACATCAAACACATATTGGAGCAAAGATCATATAGGAAATCCTCAACGCTTGTTGTGTTATCACCCGCTTTTCCTCGTTCTTTTAACCTGATATAATAATCAGCGAACTCCGCATCGGTGAGTTCAAACTTTTCATCATGATATGAGCGAGAGCAAAATTCCGCGAAATAATCAGCGAACTTATCTGCGGTCAACCCTGTACGAAGGGTTCTTTTATAAGCGCCTTTGCTGGCGTCATGTTTCTGTGACAGGGCAACAAAAGCCTCGCGGTAGAAGATGTGCATTTTCGAGGGAACCTCCGCGAACTGCTCAAAGGTCATCAGCATAATGGTGAGAAGCAATGGGTTTTCAGTAAACTCTCTGTGAGATGCATAAAGCGTCTTATCTAATTCTCCCCTGAACTTATCTTTGAAGATTGGCTCATCGGGACGGAATTCTAACTTGTCAATAAGGCGCAATGCCTGTGCTTTCGAGAAGGGCTGAAGAAACAAAACCGTGAATCTCGAATATGACACGAAGGATCTGTAAGGCCGTGAAGAAACGACATAGCGATTCTTTGGGTATCTGTCCGTAAATGCCTCCAGTTCTTTTTCGAATCTTCCACCATATTTTGTGCCAATTTCGTCTAATCCATCGAATAGCAGAAGACATTTTCCTGCAACAAGAAGGACCTCAAATTGCTCTCTTGAAATCTCCGTACCATACCCTTCAAATTTAGAAAATGCGTAGTCGAATAAATCCTTGGCAGTGTCATCATAATCTTTTAGGGCGATGAACAGCGGGATTAGTCCACTTGTGTCATACCTTTCAATTGCGTTCAAAAGCAAATGCCGAAGCATCATGGACTTTCCGAGACCACCCGTTCCTGACAATATAACAAATCTGGAGCAGTCCACGAGGTCATCTGAGGTCGCATTCTGTATTAACTCGGTTCTATAAGCAGAACCAAACTTACTCTGAACAGGTATCCTTCGTTGTATATTGTTACAGACATAGAAGCTGTTGAATGGCTTAGGTTCGTCACTATAAAGGAGTGTTTTTATTTCGTTATACTTTTCGTTAGCTTTGGCGAGATAATCCGCAATCAGGCTCTCATCAACTGTAGACTGATCAACGGGATGCCAAGCTCGACGTCGCACGGCGACATCAGGAAAGTCCGCCGCGAAATCATAGATATTATCTAACGACGCGAAGTTATCAACGTAAGACTTGTCGATCTCATTGACACAGTCTTTCCCTGCGGTGTTTTTTACAGCAACAACTGTATAGAGCAACACGCCCGCGAACAATTCAGAAAGTATGTACTGGTCTTGAGAAAGCAGGGCTTTTTTTGATGTCCCGAAATGCTTCTCAAAGCTTAGGTGCTTTTCGTCATCAATAACAGTATCTTGCCGGATTATATCAAGTATCGCAAGTGCGGCGAGGGCCTTCCTATCCTCGTCAAGGAGAGGGAGAACACTTTCTGCAATAGCCTTGATAACGTCACCCTTGTCAGCCTTTTGCCCCGAAAGGACTACATTGCTGAGGCGATTGGTTCCCCATCCGCTCTCAAAATCGCTAAAACCTGTCTTCGCCCGTTGACCCATACGTCGAGTCTGACCATTAGAGAGATTTTGTGTGCAACTCAAAAGACGCGATACCGCTGTACCATCGCTGACACCATACTCGCAACTTGGGTCAATTGTCCGCGTCAGTGAACCGACAAGCTGAACATCGGTTACAGCAGATAGTTTGCATTGCTTAAGGACTTTAGCGACAGTCCCGAAGCACAGTCTCGTCATCGTGCCAACTCCTTTGTAATCGTTATGCAAGTGGTTGTAACCGTTTGCAATAAATATACAGGCGTGTATCGGGCGCGGCGCAATCCCAGAGGGTTTTATACTGAACACATCGGTCGGCGAAACCGATAGATTGCGAATTAATACGATCGTTTCGTATCTATTCATATTTCATTGTACTCGCCGACCCGGAAATGTCAATCCCTCTAATTTGAATGGAAAGGAGGTCAGAGCCATGAACGAGGTTAGAACCCAAAACAGGAAACTCGTTGGAACAGTCGATGCGCGGACAAGCACCCTATATATCCGCGACGGCAAAAAGATAACGATGATCGAGATTCCCAAAGATGGACTCAAAATCCATTTCGTCCCAGCCATCGGTATTGCGGAGGATGTGTATATACCTCAGCCAACCGGGACGACATCTTCGTAGCCAATAACCCGAAAATTCAAATCCCGATTCCGCCAGATTGCTTAGACGACAGCGCGGGCGACCCGAAAGGGCGCTCACGATGTCGTCTTTTTCTGTCTAGTGGCGGGCACGGCGACTCCAGCGGATTCGGAATCCAAAGGAGTCGATTTTATGAGGCACAACAAGACAAGTAAAAAGAACCGCACCAGCTACATCTACTATTCTGCAGACGGCACGACCGTCACCATCAACCCCGGCGAGGATGGCGTCACCGAAGCGCATATCGCCATGCTGCATCAAACGGATGACGACGTGTTTAATGCCGAACGACGAGAGAACTATCACGTCACTAGCCATTACCAAGCCGATAGAACCGGTGACGACAAAAATGTTCAAGAGCGCGACAAGCGCCTTGAAGGCCCACAATCCAATCCCGAAGAAATATTCATGGATGCGCTCACAAAAGCAGAGCATAGCGCTGCATTTAAAGCGATCTGGGACAGGCTCCTGCCTCAACAGCGCGACCTTATTCAGAAAAAAGCAAAGGGACGTACCAATGTGGACATTGCGGTGGAGGAATGCGTGTCCGAAGCTGCCATCCGCAATCGCCTAAAGAAGATTCAAGAGAAATTCAAGAACCTCCACTAAAGGGGGGTTCGAATCAGCCGGATTTTTCGCTTATAGCCAGAGGAAGCGATAAAGCGACCTCTGGAAAGAGGCGAAAGGTTATGAACCTGAAGCACAAAGTCAGCATCTGCGTGACCCGCCCCGACGGTGGCAGGACGCAAGTCCTCAAGGGCGGGTCGCGCACTTTACGAAACCGTCTGCTTAATTTGCTGTTCGGTGAGAAGGTCGGGGTTATCGTCGTGACGCCCGGCGAGACGGTGGAAACCGTGGAAATTAAGGAAATTGGAGGTGAGAGCCATGAGCAAGATGAATGAACTTGACCTATGCGTCGGCGATCTGCGGAATGCGGCGCAGTCTCTGACGGCGGTGGCGGACAGCCTGACGGCGCTGTTTAGCGACGGCAATTCGGGGACGTCATCGAAAGCGCCGGTGCCTGCGGTACAACCGAAACCCGCCGCGGAATCAAAGCTGATTATGCTGGAGCAAGTGCGAGCCGTGCTTGCCGAGAAGTCTCGAAGCGGCCATACCGCTGATGTTCGGGCTTTATTGGAAGCGCACGGCGCGGCGAAGCTGTCAGAGATTGACCCAAAGGAATACCCCGCATTGCTTGCGGAGGGAAGCCGCATCGGAATGACAACCACCCCACCCGACGGGTCGGGCGGGGCCCCCGGGGAGGGCGGTACTAATGGGTAAACACGCGCTTTTATCGGCGTCGTCAAGCCACCGCTGGCTCAACTGCCCGCCTTCCGCAAGGCTCTGCGAGACCTATGAGGATAAAGGCTCCGGCTACGCTGCCGAGGGAACGGACGCCCATGTGCTCTGCGAATACAAGCTGAAGACCGCCCTCGGCATCAAGCTGAAAGACCCGACAGCCAACCTGACCTACTACTCAGAGGAGATGGAGGACTGCGCCATCGGATACGCCGCCTATATCCTTGAACTGGTGGAGATGGCAAAGCAGACCTGTGCCGACCCTGTAGTTCTGATAGAACAACGGCTCGACTTCTCCAAGTACGTCGAGGGAGGATTTGGCACCGGCGACACCGTGGTCATCGCCAACGGGACGCTCCATGTAATTGACTATAAACATGGTCAGGGCGTGCTTGTAGAGGCCGAGGACAATCCGCAAATGAAACTGTACGCCTTGGGCGCCCTGGAACTCTTCGACGGCATTTACGACATCGACCGGGTTTCATTGACCATCTACCAACCCCGACGCGATAACATCAGCACCCACACGGTCTTTAAGGAATCGCTCTACCAATGGGCAGAGGAGGTTTTGAAGCCCACCGCCCAACTCGCCTACGCTGGCGGCGGCGAGTACAACTGCGGCGAATGGTGCCAGTTCTGTAAAGCGAAGCACGAGTGCCGCAAGCGGGCGGAGCGCAACCTCGAACTCGCCCGACACGAGTTCAAGTTGCCGCCGCTTCTGGAAGACGACGAAATCGAATCCATTCTCGGCAAGGTTGACGAACTGGTTTCTTGGGCTTCCGATATCAAGGACTATGCCCTGCAAGCCGCCCTCAGCGGGAAACGATGGGACGGCTGGAAATTGGTCGAAGGCAGAAGCAACCGCAGGTACATCGACGAAACGGCGGTCGCCCAGACCATAGAAGGCGCGGGCTACGACCCGTATGAACACAAGGTGATGGGCATCACCGCGATGGAGAAAACACTCGGCAAAGGAAAATTCTCCGAATTGCTCGGCTCCCTTGTAGAGAAGCCGGTGGGTAAACCGACGCTGGTTCTGGCAAGCGATAAACGGCCGGAAATCAATAACGCAAAACATGATTTTATGGAGGTAAATTAACATGGCTATTACGACAAACAAAGACAACGCACAGGCTTCCAATCCGATGAAAGTCATCACGGGTCCCGACACCCGCTGGTCTTACGCCAACGTGTGGGAAGCAAAATCCATCAACGGCGGCACCCCGAAGTTCTCGGTGTCGCTCATCATCCCCAAGTCCGATATCCGCACCGTCTCCAAGATTAAAGCGGCGATCGAGGCCGCCTACAGGGAGGGCGAGGCGAAACTCAAAGGCAATGGCAAGACCGTCCCGCCGCTCTCCGTCCTGAAGACCCCGCTGCGCGACGGCGATACGGAGCGCCCCGACGACGAAGCCTACGCCGACGCTTACTTCGTCAACGCCAACAGCGGTACGGCGCCCGGTATCGTGGACGCGGACAGGAATGAAATCCTTAACCGCTCCGAGGTGTACAGCGGCGTCTACGGCAGGGCGAGCATCAACTTCTACGCCTTTAATTCCAACGGCAACAAGGGCATCGCTTGCGGGCTGAACAACCTGCAGAAAATCCGCGACGGCGAACCACTGGGCGGCAAGTCTCGCGCCGAGGACGACTTCGCCACCGACGATGAAGACGATTTTCTCACCTAACACAAGATAAGGAGACTGCGGAGGGCGGCGGGTAAAACTGCCGTCCTTTTGCGATTGGAGGGATTATGAAAACTCTCAGCATCGATATTGAAACATATAGCGGTGTAGACCTCACAAAATGCGGCGTTTATAAGTACGCCGAATCACCTGACTTTGAAATCCTGCTGTTTGGCTATTCTATGGACGGCGGCGAGGTGTCCGTAGTTGACTTCGCAAGCGGCGAAACAATACCGCCCAGAATAATCGACGCCCTGACCGACGACGATGTGCAGAAATGGGCGTTCAACGCCAACTTTGAGCGGGTGTGCCTGTCCCGTTACCTGTCGGATATGGGCGTACCCCTCGATCCGTTCGCCGACAAGCATTTCTCGGCACAGTACCTTGGCAAGGCAAAATACCTGAACCCGGAAGCATGGCGCTGTTCTATGGTCTGGTCGGCTTACATGGGCTTGCCGCTCTCCCTTGAGGGCGCCGGGGCTGTTTTGGGATTGGAGAAGCAGAAGCTGACGGAGGGTAAGGAACTTATCCGATATTTCTGTGTGCCCTGCAAGCCCACCGCCGCCAACGGGCAGCGTACCCGAAACCTGCCGACCCACGCCCCGGATAAATGGGAAGCGTTCAAAACCTACAACGCCCGCGACGTGGAAGCGGAAATGTCCATACAGGAGCGTCTTGCTAAATTCCCCGTGCCGGATAGCGTCTGGGCTGAATACTGCCAAGACCAAGAGATAAACGACCGTGGCGTGATGCTCGACATGACGCTTGTTCACCGCGCCATCGAAGCTGATGCTCGCTCCCGTTCGAAACTCACTCACCTTATGAAGGAACTCACCGACCTTGAGAACCCGAACTCCGTGGTGCAGATGAAGCAATGGCTCTCCGACCACGGCTTGGAGACCGACACTCTCGGCAAAAAGGCGGTCGCGGAACTCCTGAAGACCGCGCCCGAACCACTGGGAGAGGTTCTGTCGCTCAGGCAGCAACTGGCGAAATCGTCGGTCAAAAAGTACCAGACGATGGAGGCGGCAGTCTGCGCCGACGGTCGCGCCCGTGGGATGTTCCAATTCTACGGCGCCAACCGAACCGGCAGATGGGCCGGGCGGCTAATTCAAATGCAAAACCTCCCGCAAAACCATCTGCCCGACCTTGAACAGGCGCGGGCTTTGGTGCGCGGCGGGGACTTCGCCGCATTGGAACTGCTCTACGATTCCGTACCAAAGGTGCTTTCGGAACTGATTCGCACGGCTTTCATCCCGAAGGAAGGCTGCAAATTCGCCGTAGCGGACTTCTCGGCGATTGAAGCCCGCGTCATCGCGTGGCTTGCCGGGGAAAGCTGGCGAAACGAGGTCTTTGCCACCCACGGCAAGATTTACGAGGCTTCCGCTTCTCAGATGTTCAAAGTGGCGATTGAGGAAATTACCAAAGGTTCTCCTTTGCGGCAAAAAGGAAAGATTGCGGAACTGGCTCTCGGCTACGGCGGTTCGGTAGGCGCGCTCAAAGCGATGGGCGCTTTGGAGATGGGGCTGACCGAAGACGAGCTACAGCCGCTCGTATCAGCTTGGCGTTCGGCTAACCCAAACATCACCCGCCTGTGGTGGGACGTAGATCGCGCCGCGATGACGGCGGTCAGAGACAGGACGACGACGGAGACCCATGGCATCCGCTTCGGATATACAAGCGGGATGCTCTTTATCACCCTGCCGTCGGGCAGACGGCTTTCCTATGTGAAGCCACGCATCGGCACAAACCGGTTCGGATCAGACTGCGTGACCTACGAGGGCGTCGGGGCTACGAAGAAGTGGGAACGGCTCGAAAGCTACGGCCCCAAGTTCGTGGAGAACATCGTTCAAGCCACCAGCCGTGACATCCTTTGCTATGCCATGCAGGGGCAGCGGCACTGCGACATCGTGATGACCGTCCACGACGAGATGGTGATTGAAGCCGACAAACGGATGTCAACGAAAGTCCTCTGTGAGCAGATGAGCCGGACGCCGCCTTGGGCGGAGGGGCTTCTTCTTCGTGCCGACGGCTATGATTGCCCATTTTATAAAAAAGATTGACGACAGGGGGTTCGAATCAACCGGATTTTTCGGTTATGGACAGGAGCCGCACCTGCGCTCCGAAAAATCCATTTTACAGGAGGTTCGGGATGAACAACCAATTACAAGTGTTCTCCTACGAGGGGAACGATGTCAGGACGGTACAACGGGGCGCTGAGACATGGTGGGTACTGAGGGATGTGTGCGATGTCCTCAGCTTGACGACGCCGGCAAGGGTCGCCGAAAGGCTGGAAGAGGATGAGGTGAGTCTGACTCATATCATCGATGCGCTCGGTCGGAAGCAAGAAACCACAATCGTTAGTGAGAGCGGTCTTTACAATGTCATTCTTCGCTCCGACAAACCGGAAGCCAAGAACTTCAAACGCTGGGTAACCCACGAAGTTCTTCCGTCTATCCGCAAGGTCGGTCTTTATGCGACGCCTGATACGGTGAGGAGGCTGCTCGAAGACCCCGATTTTCTCATCCACGCATTGACGGAACTCAAGGTCATCCGCGCCAAGAACGCCGCCCTCGCCGAAACGGTTAGCGTCCAAAACCAGCAAATCGCGGAGATGCAGCCGAAGGCAAGCTACTACGACGTGGTGCTGAACTGCAAGGACGCCGTCGCTATCACCACCATCGCCAAGGACTACGGAAAATCAGGTCAATGGCTGAACGACTATCTCCACGACCTTGGCGTCCAGTTCAGGCAGGGAAAAATCTGGCTCTTATATCAGAAACACGCGGAGAATGGCTACACCTGCACCAAGACCCACAGCTACCCCGGCAACGATGGCACACTGCATTCCAAAGTCCACACCTATTGGACGCAGAAGGGGCGGCTTTTTATCTACGAACTGCTTAAATCCAACGGGTGGCTGCCGCTGATTGAACAGCGAGACTTTGAGGAGGCAGGCGATGGAGAGGCGTAACAGCGAGGGCTATCCCGACCCAACTGCCTATAACGCTTTGACGGCGGTCGTCCGTGAGGAAAAGGCGAAACAGTACTTTCCGCTTGTCTATATCGCATCACCCTTCGCTGGGGACACTGAACAGAACACTAAACGGGCGCGAGCTTACTGTCGGTTTGCGGTCAGCAAGGGGTGTATTCCCCTTGCTCCGCACCTGCACTACCCGCAGTTTATGGATGATAATGACCAAGGTCAAAGGAAACTGGGGCTTCGGTTTGCCCTTATCCTGCTTGGAAAATGCGATGAGTTATGGGCTTTCGGCTCGCTTTCCGATGGTATGAGCCGTGAAATCTCCAAGGCGCGCAAACGTAATATTCCTATCCGGTTTTTCAACGGTACATGCGAGGAGGCAGCGGAATGATAGATATGAAAATCAGTTACGGCGACAGCCGCCTGTCCAAACGATGGGTCAACAAAAAGACTACATTCGAAGAATTGTGCCAGCGATTCAAGGATACCCGCCGCACCACGGAGACGGTCTCCGAATATAAGAAATTCAGTAAAGACAGGCGCGACGCCGCCAAGGACATCGGCGGTTATGTCCTCGGTCATCTTAAAGGCGGCAGGCGTAAGAAAGAGACGATGGAGAGCCGATCGGGTATCACCCTTGACGCCGACCACGCTGATTCCGGCTTCATTGACCGCGTAGAGATGCTCTTTTCCCACAAGTGCGCCGTCTATTCCACCCACAGCCATACTCCGGAAGCGCCAAGGCTCAGGGTCGTTATCCCACTGATGCGGGAGGTCACGCCCGACGAGTACGCCGCCCTTTCCCGTCTGGTGGCTGACGAAATCGGCATGGACTACTTCGACGACAGCACCTACGAACCGGAACGCTTGATGTATTGGCCTTCCACGCCTTCCGACGGAGAGTATATCTTCAAAACCATCGGCGGTAATGAACTCGACCCGGATGAATATCTCTCAAAGCTGTCCGACTGGCGGGACTGCTCGCTCTGGCCGACGTCAAGCCGCCATTCTGAGGTGATACAACGGACAGTATCCCAGCAGCAAGACCCGCTCGAAAAGGAAGGCGTGGTCGGAGCGTTCTGCCGCGCCTACCCGATAGAGGACGCAATCGCGGCGTTCCTGCCGGATGTCTACGAACCTTCAGCAATAAATGGACGATACGACTATATCCCCGCCGACAGTTCGGCCGGCGTGGTTCTTTATGAAGGAAGGTGGGCCTACTCCCACCACGCCACCGACCCCGCCTGTGGCAAACTGCTCAACAGCTTTGACCTCGTTCGGACGCACAAGTTCCCCGACCTCAACGAGAAGGCGGGTTTCAAGGCGATGAGCGAGTTCGCCGTCAAGGATGAAACCGTGGGCGCTCTGCTCCTTGCCGAACACAGGCAGAAGGCCGCCGCCGATTTCACCGACGAGGATTGGGAAAAAGCCCTGACCCGCAACAAACAAGGCGAGATTGAGAACACGCTGGGAAACCTGCTGCTCATCCTGACCTATGATGAAACTCTCGCGGGTATCCGCTTCAACAGGCTCGCCGGCCAGATATATGGTGCAGGTTTGCCTTGGGAGCGTATCCACCCCTCTTGGCGCGACGCCGACACCGCTCAGCTTGTGGCGTATGTAGATTCCCATTACGGCGAGTTCACCGCCCGCAACTACGAACTGGCACTTACAAAGGTGGCCGACGACAGGGCTTATCACCCCATCCGCGACTACCTCAACAAATTGCCACCGTGGGACGAGATTCCACGAGCCGATACGCTCTTCATCGACTACCTCGGTGCGGAGGATACGCCCTACACGCGGGCGGTCACCCGGAAGACGCTCGTAGCGGCGGTGGCGCGGGTGAAACACCCCGGCGTCAAGTTCGACAGCATCCCCGTCCTCAACGGTAACCAAGGCATCGGCAAGTCCACGCTCATCGCCCGGCTTGGTCGCGACTGGTACTCCGACAGCCTCTCCATATCGGACATGAAGGACAAAACCGCGCCTGAGAAGCTGCAAGGCAACTGGCTCCTGGAGCTCTCGGAGATGGCGGGCATCAAGAAGATGGACGTGGAAATTGTGAAGTCCTTCGCCAGCCGTATCGACGATAAGTACCGCCCATCTTATGGGCGCGTGGTCGAGAGCCATCCGCGCCAATGCATCATCATCGGGACGACCAACAACGACGGCGGTTTTCTACGCGACGTGACCGGCAACCGCCGCTTCTGGCCTATTCGGGTAACAGGCGAAGGCGCGAAGCGTCCGTGGGACATCACCGACGAGGAAGTCGGTCAAGTATGGGCGGAGGCGTTAGCCCTTTTTGACGCGGGCGAGGAATTGTTCCTCAAAGGCGACGTCGCCGCGATTGCCGAAGCCGAACAGCGCAACGCCCTCGAAAATGACGACCGCGAGGGTTTGGTGGCGGCGTATCTTGAAACACTTCTGCCGGAAGGCTGGGACGCGATGGACATCTATAAGCGACAGGACTATTTTCGTTCGACCGACGACCCCACGCAGCCGAAAGGCACAGTGCGGCGTGAGCAGGTGTCTAATATCGAAATCTGGTGCGAGTGCTTCGGACGCTCACGCGACGCTATCAAGAAAGCCGACTCCTATGAGATTGAGGCAATCATCAAGGGCATCGGCGGCTGGCAGAGGTTTGAGGGGAGCAAGACCGGCAAGCGCAATATTCCTATTTACGGCATCCAACGGGTGTACGTCCGTGAGGGTTAGGACGGTAGGCTGTGCCGACTGTGCCTATGACGGCTTCGGCAACCGAAATAGGCACGGTCGCAAGCCCCTAATAAATCAGCAAAGTATCCCTGCCGTGCCGATATTGCCCATTTTCCCCTACTCCTTTCCAATGTTCATTTATATAGGTAGTAAGAATGGTTATAGCGCGACGTGTAACGCCCGCGAGGGATTTATAGGAAAAATGGTCAAACGGGCAATCATTGGCAATGGGCAATCAGAGAAAGGAGGTCTCCATGCGGGAAAAAACACTGGAGCGCAAACTCGTCGAGGCAGTCAAGGCGATGGGCGGTATCGCGCCCAAATTCGTAAGCCCTGGTTTTGACGGGATGCCTGATCGCCTTGTGCTTCTACCTTTCGGGAGAATTGGTTTTGTGGAGGTCAAGCGGCATGGGGAGAAAGTACGCCCTTTGCAGGAAGCGAGGCATGGGATGCTTCGGCGACTGGGCTTCAAGGTTTATGTCATTGACAGCATAGAGCAGATTGGAGGCGTCGTCCGTGATATACAGTCCTCATAGCTATCAGCGGTACGCCACCGTCTACATCGAGGAAAATCCCGTGTCCGCCATCTTCCTCGACATGGGTCTTGGCAAGACGGTTCTCACGCTGACAGCCATCGGAGATCTATTGTTTGATAGCTACGAGGCGCATAGAGTTCTGGTTATCGCCCCTCTCCGCGTGGCGCGGGACACATGGCCAGGCGAACTGACGAAATGGGATCACCTGTCCCATCTGCGGTTCTCCGTGGCGGTCGGGACGGAATTGGAGCGCAAAGCGGCTCTCCTGAAGCCTGCTGACATCTACATCATCAACCGCGAGAACGTGCAATGGCTGATTGAGGAAAGCGGTCTGCCCTTCGACTTCGATACCGTGGTGGTCGACGAACTCTCTTCATTCAAGAGCCATCAGTCAAAGCGGTTTAGGTCGCTGATGAAGGTTCGTCCCAAGGTCAGGCGCATCGTGGGTCTGACGGGAACGCCGTCAAGCAACGGACTGATGGACTTGTGGGCTGAGTTCCGGCTGCTGGACATGGGAAAACGGCTGGGTCGCTTCATCGGGCAATACCGCACGGACTACTTTGTCCCCGACAAGCGCAACGGCCAAGTCATATTCACCTACAAACCTCTGCCGGACGCGGAAAAGCGGATATACGAGAAAATTTCCGATATCACCATCTCCATGAAGTCCGTCGACTATTTGCAGATGCCGGAACTGGTGACCGTGGAGTACCCCGTCCACCTGTCGGAAGCCGAGCGGGAACGCTACGACGAGATGAAGCGGGACTTGGTATTGCAGCTTACCGATGGCGAAGTCACCGCCGCCAACGCCGCTGCCCTTTCCGGCAAGCTGTGTCAGATGGCAAACGGAGCGGTCTATACGGACGCAGACGCTTATGCTTTAATCCACAGCCGTAAACTCGACGCCTTGGAGGACTTAATCGAGGCGGCGAATGACAAGCCCCTCCTCGTGGCGTACTGGTTCAAGCACGACCTTGTGAGAATTGCCGAGCGTCTGCAGGCGCGCCACATCCCATTTTCTAAACTGGACACATCGGAATCCATCGCGCGCTGGAATCGCGGCGAACTGACCGTGGCGCTTATTCACCCCGCGTCTGCCGGTCACGGGCTGAACCTTCAATCCGGTGGCAACACAATCATCTGGTTCGGGCTGACATGGAGCCTGGAACTCTATCAGCAGACCAACGCAAGGCTTTGGCGGCAAGGTCAGACATCCGAAACCGTGGTAATCCACCACATCATCGCCAAGGACACGATTGACGAGCGGGTCATAAAATCCCTATCCGAAAAGGACAGGACACAGACCGCCTTAATCGACGCCGTGAAAGCGGCATTGTAAATCAGAGTAAACCTACGGAGTCAAAAGCTGCCAATCCGAGTGGAACATTCACCGAAATCGGAGGTAGCCTATGAACGAGCAGCAAGAACCTATCCTAACGGCGAAGGAGTATCTCTCCCAAGCCTACCGCATCGACCAAAGAATCAACAGCAAGATTTCTCAGGTGCAATCGCTCCGCGACCTCGCCGCCAGAGCGACCGCCACCCTGTCGGATATGCCCAGAAGCGCAAGCCCCAACCACCACCGCATGGAGGACTTCCTAATAAAGGCGATGGATTTGGAGAGCGAGATAAACAACGATCTCTGCCGCCTTATCGATACCAAGCGGGAAATCGTGACTATCATTAAGTGCGTGGAGAACCGCGAACTTCAAACCCTTCTGGAAGCGCGATACTTGTGTTTCAAGACTTGGGAGGAAATCGCCGTGGAGATGCACTTTGACTTGCGGTGGGTCTACCGGCTACACGGCAGGGCTTTGGACGAGGTGGACGCCATACGCCATCATCGACCACTATAGTTCCGCGAAGAAATTTGTTATGATTAGAATGGTAAAAAACTCAAAGGGCGCGCCCCACCAAACGGGGACGCGCCTTTTTCTATGCCCTGAAACGGAGGCGCGAACACGATGCCCTACAAAGCCAAGAAGCCTTGCGCTCGACTCGGCTGTCCGAATCTCACGAGCGGCAGGTACTGTGAAGAACACGCGAAGGCTGAAGCCAAACGATATAACCAATACGACCGCGACCCCGAAAGCAACAAACGCTACGGCAGGTCGTGGGCAAGGATACGAGCGGCTTTCCTGCAAGCCAATCCGCTGTGCGAGTTGTGTAAGCGGGACGGACGGCTCACGCCCGCCGTGCTGGTTCACCACAAAGTGAGGCTCACCGACGGCGGCACGAACGACTGGAACAACCTTCAGTCTCTCTGTGGGGAGTGCCACTCAAGACTTCACGCCGAACAAGGCGACTACTTTTGATATTTTGAAAAACGGAGGGGCGGTTTGATTCTCTGTGGCTTTTATGCCGGACAGCGCGCTCGGCCTCTCGTGTGAATTTTTCAATAATCAAAAATCAAAAAATCAAAACCGAAACGAGGTGGCGCAAATGCCCAGCGGAGGCTACCGTCCGGGGGCAGGCCGCCCTCGGAAGAATCCACTTGAAAAGAAAATCGAAGGCAAACCGGCGGCGGTTCCGGCAAAACCAAAACCGACCAAGAAAATACAGACCGAAGACGTGATGACGGAATATTTCTCTATGGCGATGAAAGAATGCGAAAAGGAAGTTCCGTCCGCGGACGCCCTCCGCAAGGAGCTGGAGGATTACATCGCCGCCAGAGGATGCGAGGGGCTTGTCGCCCCGCAGACCATCACGGACTATGTGCTGAACAGACAGGGCTTTCTTGCCTGCGAAGCGATGAACCGGAAAATCGGCCGAATGACCAAGGAACTGAAGCTGTCGCCTTATGTTACGGCCGGTTCCGCCTATTACAAAGCCATGCAAGCCGACTTCAACCTGATTTTACAGGTCATCAACCGATATAGCGGAAACCAAGCCGAGGAGAAAAACGCCTTCTTGGAGCTGCTCACGAACAGGGGGTTTTAACTTATGTTTGAAAAAGTAAACATGTACCATCCCGATAAAGTCGCCGACCGTATTGCGGGCGCTGTCGTCGATTACGCGTATTCGCTCGCCGAGAATCCCAAAATCGCCGTGGAAGTTCTCGTCGGTCATGGCAGAGCGACTGTCGTCGCCGAAACGAGCGTACACATTCCGAGAATCACGCTTGCGGAAATTTTGGAGCGGATAGCAGGTTTGCCATCCGACGCTATCACGTTCATCCAGGTGCCACAGGATTCGCTTCTTGCCCGCAATCAGGAAAAAGGTGTCCGCTGCGGAGACAACGGCGTGTTTGCTGCAAGGTGGAACGCCGACTACGAGAAATCCACGGAGATTGCGGCAGCCCTTGGCGAGCGTTTTCCCCGCGACGGAAAATACCTTTTCGATTTTGAAAATAAGAGCGCGACTATTTGCCAGTCCAACGCCGACGCAGCCTCGATAAAATCGGCGGCGGCATTATCCTATTTCGAACACCTCATCGTGAATCCTCTGGGGTATTGGCATGGCGGCACGGACACTGACACAGGCTGCGCCAACCGAAAACTCGGAAGCGATCAGCCATACTGTAATCCCAACGGATTGCACGGCAAAGACCTCTCCAAAGCGGATGTCAGCGCGAGCATCTACGTCAACGACCTATCCCGCAAACTGGGTGGCGCTTTTGTTTCGGCGCACTGCTCTATCGGGGATGAGCGTTTGCTTGTCGCCATTGAGGGCGAAGGAACACGTGACGTTCCGTTTGTCGACATTGTAGCGTTTGCGCGGGATTACATTCAATCTCTCGGCGGGTTTGAGAAATTTGCCGAATACGGAATGAGGTGGCGGTGATGCAGACCACGGAACGATTTGAAAAGGTGGCCATCGACCGCCTTGTCCCATACGCCCGAAACGCCCGGACGCATTCCAAGGAGCAGATTCTCCAACTGCGCTCAAGCCTGCGTGAATTCGGCTTTGTCAACCCGATTATCGTTGACCAAGAACTGAACATCATCGCGGGTCACGGACGGGTGCTTGCCGCGAAAGCCGAAGGCTTATCGGAGGTGCCGTGCGTGTTCGCCGAGCATCTGACTGAGACGCAGAAGCGGGCATATATCCTCGCCGACAACCGACTGGCGTTAAGCGCCGGGTGGGACGAAGAACTGCTCGCCTTGGAATTCGGGGAGTTGAAAGACCTCGGCTTCGATTTGGAACTCACGGGATTTGGCGTGGACGAGATTGAGAAACTCTTCGCCGCCGATGTCGGCGAGGTGCAAGACGACGGATTTGACCTCACGGCCGCCCTTGAACAGGCGGCTTTTGTTATGCCCGGCGACGTGTGGACGCTTGGGCGGCATCGGCTCATCTGCGGGGATGCCACCGACACCGATACAGTAAGGAAACTAATGAATGGCCGCAAGGCGAACCTCGTGCTGACAGACCCGCCTTACAACGTGTCCTTCGAATCGGCAAGCGGGCTAAAGATTAAGAACGACAGCATGAAGGCGGAGCAGTTCTATGACTTTCTGTTCTCGGCTTTCAAGAACCTCGCCGACAGCTTGGAGGGCGGCGGATCAGCATACATTTTCCACGCCGACACCGAGGGTGAGAATTTCCGGCGGGCATTCCGTGAGGCAGGTTTCCACCTTTCGGGGACTTGCATTTGGGTCAAGGACAGCTTTGTCATGGGCAGAAGCCCGTACCAATGGCAGCACGAGCCGATTCTCTATGGCTGGCTCAAGTCTGGGACGCACAAGTGGTATGCGGGACGCAGCGAGGCGACCATCTGGAACTTCGCCAAGCCCAAGAAGAACAGCGACCACCCGACCAGCAAGCCCCTCGACCTTCTGGCTTACCCGATTAAGAACAGCAGCCAAGCCAACGGTATCGTCCTTGATACATTCGGCGGCAGCGGATCTACGCTCATTGCCTGTGAACAGGCGGACAGAATCTGCCATATGCTCGAACTCGACGAGAAGTACGCCAGCGTGATTTTGCGCCGATACGCTGAGATCAAGCAAAACGGCGGTGAGGACATTACCTGTGAGCGGGACGGCAAGACGCTCCGCTACGCCGACCTTGTAAAGGAGGTGGCTGACCGTGGATAGAAAATTGACACTCGGCTCACTCTTCGACGGCTCCGGCGGCTTTCCGCTCGGGGCTTTTTTGTCGGGCATTGAACCGCTCTGGGCGTCGGAGGTCGAGCCGTTTCCGATACGTGTCACCACTAAACGCTTCCCGAAAATGAAGCACTACGGCGACATCAACAAGATAGACGGCGCCAAGGTGCCGCCCGTGGACATCATCACAGGCGGTTTCTGCTGCCAAGACCTCTCGGTCGCGGGCAAGCGCGCCGGTCTACACGGCGAGCGGTCGGGACTGTTCTTTCAGGTGACCAGAATCGTCAGCGAGATGCTCGCCGCCACGAACAACGAATATCCCAAGTTCGCCGTGCTTGAGAATGTACCGGGGATGTATTCCTCAAACGGCGGCCTTGATTTTCAGGAGGTTTTGAATGAACTCATCCATATCAAAGACAAAAGTGCTCAGGCGCACCCCCGCCTGTCAGTACCTCTGCCTGAAAACAGAAAATGGAGTACGGCCGGGGAAATCGTGGGAGACGGTTTCGCAGTCAGTTGGCGGACGCTTGACGCTCAATTTTGGGGAGTCGCCCAGCGTCGCCGCCGTTGTTTCATTGTCGTCGATTTTACTGGCGAACGTGCCGGAGAAATATTATTTGACGAAACGCGCCTGCGAGGGAATCCTCCGCCGAGCGGCTTCCCGTGGCAAGGAACTGCCGGAGGTGTTGCGGCTGGCTCTGGAATCCCAGTGCCTGTGCTGAATGACCAAGGCGGCCTGTGCATGGATTTGTCTGAGGACGTGACAGGTACGCTTCGGGCGCAGGAACACGGGCATCAGCCGATTGTCTTTGAACCCGGCGCGGCAAGTCGTGTTGGCGGCCACGCGTGGAGCGGCGAGCCTACCGGCGCTCTCCGAGCGGATATGGGCGACAACCAGTTCGCCGTGGCGATTGAAAACCACCCCGCCGACAGCCGGGTGAAAATTGACGAATCGGGCGTGGTTCAGACGCTTTCCAGCCGCATGGGAACGGGCGGCGGTAATGTTCCGCTCGTGATGAACGAGAGGCAGTACGCCCTGACTGTCGGCGAGGAAGTTGCGAATACCCTCACATCCACAGATTACAAGGGAACGCAGTGTGTGTTCGAGCCAAAAACCCTAAAAATCCGCTCCGGCTGTGAAGGCGGCGGCAAAGGCGCACTGGTACAGAATAATAAATCAGGCACGCTTTCCTGCAATAACGACCAGACCGTGTTCGTACCGAAACCCGCCGCTTTCATGGGTGGGCAAGGTGCGAAGGCTCGGAGTATCGCCTACTCGGAAGAGGCCAGTCCCACACTCCGCAGCGAGGCGGGCGGCAACTCTGTGCCGATGGTGATGACAGCGTTTGGCATCTGTTCCAACAACAGTAACTCAATGAAATCGGCGAACCCGTACTCAGGTATTTATGAGGCCGAAACCGCCCGAACGCTCGACACCTCCGTCCCCGACCCGAACAAGAACGCGGGCGGCATGGCGGTCGTGGCTTTGGAAGGCAACGGCTCCCGCCCTTCCCACCGGGGCGACGGGTTTTCCAAGGAGGATGTCGCCTATACGCTCAACGCCGTGGAACACCACGCCGTCTGCTATCAGGATAAAGTCGGGGCGCTCTGCGCTTCCGATTATAAGTTCCCGCAACAGCAGCAGGTCGAGGAAGGCAAAGCGGTCGTGGAACGGGTGGTCGCCGAAAACTACCAGCATGGCGGCTACCGTGAGGTCGAAAAGGCCGGGACGCTTAAGGCGAGCGGCGGCGATTTCCCCGGCGGCGAGAACGTCGTGGCGGAGAAGCGCGAAGGCGCACCCCTGCGCTATGTCGTTCGCAGGCTCACGCCGACGGAGTGCGCCCTGCTCCAGGGATTTCCGCCCGATTGGTGTGAGGGGATTGAAACGCCGGAGCCAAGCGAGGATGACATCGCCTTCTGGACGGAGATCTGGGAGACCCACCGAAGTATCATCGGTACATCCTCCAAACCCAAGAGCCGGAATCAGATACTCAAATGGCTCCAAGACCCGCATTCCGACGCCGCCGAGTACAAGATGTGGGGTAACGGCGTGGCGCTCCCATGCGTGGTTTTCGTGCTGTCGGGCATTGTATACAGCAGCCGGAACTGAGCGTGTTTTTACCGAGATATCCGTGCGCTTTATTACCACTGAAACGCTTGCTATTACAGGCGTTTAGAGTGATATATGTAGTCACCGAAAGGCACATCGCCTGCGGAATTTCAAGGAAAACACGGAGGGTTCCACGATGAAACTCAGCTACAAGGTAACAGGTTCACAGCGCAAATCACTGGCCGGCGCAATCAGCGCGGCACTGAACGCCCCGACGAAGTATCTCGGCGCGCCGACTTTCGCCTACGAGGTCGGCGGTTACCACATCGATAAGACAGGGACACTCACGGGCAAGGATAATCTTGACCTCGAAAACACGCTCCACCTTGCGGGCTTTGATGCGGACAGCGACACTCGCGAGTACGACGAACCAGACACCTATGAAAGCGGACTCGGCGGCATGGGCGCATTGCCATCGCCTGAAGAACTCGAATCCTACGCCGAGCGGGAAATGCGCCGAATGGAACTCGAAAACCAGAACGTCCCCGACTACAGCAACCGAGGGCAGTACGGCGGCGACGAAATCCCCGAGGACTGGGAGGACGGGATGACCGAAGAGGAAGAACTGGGGCTTGGGCGGCAGCGCCGTGAGAGTTTCCAAGGCGAGAATGGTATGAGGGCGGACGACGTTCCTGAACCAGACGCCAACACGCTGACGGTCGAGTTCCCCTTGGACGGTTTCAACCCCGAAAGCCTCGACAACCTGGCCAAGATGGTGAACGCCAAAGAAGCCCTCATCAAGTCGGCTCTGGGCGCGGAGGACTTGCCCATCCAGATTACGGAGGAAACGGTAAAGTTCCCTTGGTTCACGCTTTCCGACCCGAGCGAAGCCGCCTACTATGTACAGTTTATCTGGGCGCTCTGCAAGACGGCGAAGGAAAAGAAGCGGGTCACCGCCAAGGCGCGCGGGCTTTCCGACAACCCCAAGTACGCCATGCGTTGCTGGCTCCTCTCCCTTGGGCTTATCGGCGACGAGTACAAGAAGGCACGGAAACTACTCCTTTCAAGGTTCGACGGCAACTCCAGCTTCAAAGACGGCAGCCGCCCGACCTACACCGCCCGCCTCTACACCTACCCGAACGGCTCGGAGGAGGACGCGATGGGCTGCGAGACCTTCGAGTTCACCTCGCTTGCCAAGGCGAAAGCCAAATGCAATGAGTTTCTCACCAACTGCGAGAGCCTGATGTTTGCGGGGGCGCATGTCGAGAACGACGGCGGGGACTACCTTTACGAAATCCTGACAGACGGGACGGTGAATGAGAAATGAGTAAAAGTCAATTTCCAAGCAAAGCCGCCGTGGAAGCGCGGCGGGCAAGGTATACCAAAGGCGCGAGGGTCGAACTGGTCAGGATGAACGACCCCTACCGTGAAATGCCGTCGGGACTGCAAGGCACGGTGGACTTCGTGGACGACACGGGGACGGTGTTCGTGAAGTGGGACGACGGCTCCTCCCTCGGCGCGGTCTACGGCGAGGACGAGATAAGGCTTCTCTCCAAAGCGGAACTGGTGAAGTGGCAATGCCGCCAAGTCGCCAAGACGGGCAGAACAAATATGTTCGACAGCAAAGCGGCATTTGAGATTGCTTTGGAGATGGGGTTTGACGAACTCGCCAACTTCATCTTCATGAACACCAAGGCGTACTCGAAGCTAATACTGACGGGCGAGTTAAGCGACGACAACCTGAAAGAGTGGCCATAAACTACACAACATCGGAGGCGAAAATACCCCGAAAGATTGTGCGCTTTATATCGCTGAAAAGACTTGCTATTACAGCGGTTTAGAGTGATATATGTGTATGCCGAAAGGCACACAAACACTTTTTTCAAGGAGGCCGCCACCATGACAAACAACCAACTCCACCTGAACCAAACGGTACGCAACCTCGGCATTCTCGCCAAGGTCGTCGCCTTCCACCAAATCACGGGCGACCCGATACTCCGCCCGCTCTGGAACGACGGCACTACATGGCTCGCCGACGCAGCCAAGTGCGAAGCGGTCGACGAAACGCCAGCCGCGACCTACCGCCACAAAGACGGGCTTATCGCCCTCGAAGGGAGGAACTAACCATGTGGAGCGAAGGCATTATCGCAAGCCCGACGACGGGAACAAGGTACAAATACTGGGTCAAGCATTTTGAAGAGCCGAGCGAGGAATACGGCATTGACGGAGGCAAAATCAGCAAGCTGACCATCCGCAAACTCGACGAGAGCCGCGACATCGTAAACTACGACAGAGGCTGGGACATGCATTGCCCCGACGAATATGAGGTCAAGGCAGTCTACGCCATCCTCCTCGAAAAGTACAACTAACCTCGAAAACAACCGAAAGGCAGCCACCCCGACAGGGGCTGTCTCTCGTAGAGATAGATTCAAGCGAGCCGATAGGCTCTTTTTTATTGCCATGAAGGGAGGTTTCGCCGATGGGTGATTTTATGTACGAGCCAACAAAGCTGATGCTGCCGACCAGCCACTACGACAAACGGCGAGCCGACTTCGCGGTGGGCTTCATACAAATGCTCCGCCACACCACGGGCGAGTGGTACGGCAAACCGTTTCACCTCATGCCCTGGCAGGAGCAGATCGTGCGGGATATTTTCGGCGTTGTTGATGCGGATGGCTTTCGGCAGTTTCGCACAGCTTATGTCGAAGTCGGCAAGAAAAACGGCAAATCAGAGTTGGCGGCGGCAATCGCCCTCTATCTCTTGTTCGCCGACGGCGAAGCCGGTGCTGAGGTTTATTCCTGCGCCGCCGACATCAATCAGGCCAGCATTGTGTTCAACACCGCCAAGGCGATGGTCGAACAATGCAAAGACCTCGCGGCGATATCCAAACTGCTGCCGTCCACGAAAAGAATTACATTTCCATACACGAACAGCTTCTATCGGGTGCTGTCGAGCGAAACCAAATCCAAACAAGGCTTTAACGTATCGGGACTTATCTTCGACGAGTTGTTCGCGCAACAAACGCGAGAATTGTTTGACACGATGACCAAGTACACGGGCGACGCCAGACGGCAGCCGCTTTACTTTCTTATCACCACGGCTGGCAGGGATAAAACCTCCATCTGCTACGAGATTCATTGTAAAGCGAAAGCCGTGATGGACGGTTCGAAGATAGACCCCGCCTTTTACCCCGCCGTGTTCGGCATTGAGGAAGGCGACGATTGGGAGGATGAATCCGTCTGGCGCAGGGTGAACCCCTCCATCGGCGTGACGATTCCGTTTGAGACGGTGCAGGCCGCCTACGAGCAAGCGAAGCAGAACCCCGCCGAGGAGATGCACTTCCGGCAGTTCCGCCTAAACGAGTGGTGCAACGCCGACATCAGGTGGATGCCGATGGACAGATGGGACGCCTGCGGCGAGGAAATCGACCCTGGCGACTACGAGGGGCGCGACTGTTACTGCGGTTTGGACTTGTCCTCCACGGGCGACCTGACCGCCCTTGTTCTGGTCTTCCCGCCGGGAAGCGGCGAAACCAAGTACACGGTTATGCCCTTCTACTGGCTGCCGGAGGAAGTTATCGACCTGCGCACTCGGCGGGATCATGTGCCGTATGCCGTATGGAAGAAGATGGGCGTGTTTTACACCACCGAGGGCAACGTCGTGGACTACGACTACATCGTTGCCTTCATCGAGAAGCTGGCGGAGCGGTTCAGAATCCGTGAGATCGCCTACGACCGCTGGGGCGCGGAGAAAGTACGCCGCGACCTTGAGGAACTGGGCGAGGAAAAAGGATTCACGGTTTTCGCTTTCGGGCAGGGATTCGGTTCGATGTCCCCGGCATGCAAGGACTTCTACCAGTTTGTGATGGAGGGCAGAATTCGCCACGGACGCCACCCCGTCCTCGACTGGAATATGGGCAACGTCGTTATCGACCAGGACGCGGCGGGCAACATCAAACCCAACAAAAGGAAATCCACCGAGAAAATAGATGGTGTGGTCGCGCTCCTGATGGGGCTTGCGAGAGCCGCCGCGGGTAATTCCGGCATTGTTGACAGCGTCTATGCGGGAAGAGGGTTACTCTTCATTTGATCTCGCTCACCGTGCGCGTAATTCGCATGCTGGCTTCACCTGTCAACTCGTAACAGGATGCGGATGCGAAATACTTGGCTTTTGCCGCTTTCGGCAAGTCTTTCTGTGCCCTTGAAGCCGGAGATAGAACCCGATATCCAAATGGAGCAAGGATGGTTTTGATCATACATCCGACAACGGTGCGTGGGAATGTCTTTCGAAGATCAAATTCGCCGATGGTATGTGTGTCAAAGTAGCCTTCAACTGTAGAAACAACCGGGGTGAGCGCGGGCTTGCCCGCTTCGGACGCGTCAATCATCGCAATGATGTTTTCATTTTGAGATAAAAGATGGAAAAGGGCTTGCGCGTCAATGTCGGATTCAAATTTCCTGCAGGGTGGGTTTTCAGAGAGAAAATCGTCATAGGTGGCTTTCATTTGGTTCCCCTCCTTTTAGATACGCTTTATAACGTATCTGATATCAGATACTATAACGCATCCGAAAACGGATGTCTATGCTATGGGGGTGATTTTTTTGAATATATTTTCTGGCCTGTTCCGTTCAAGGGACAAGCCTAAAAACTCTGTCGGCGGCGGGTGGAATTTCCTATTCGGCGGCACGACCAGCGGCAAGGCTGTCAACGAGCGGACGGCCATGCAGACCTCGGCAGTCTACGCCTGTGTGCGTATCCTGTCGGAGTCGGTCGCGGGCTTGCCACTCCACGTCTACCGCCGCAACGGAACCGACGGCAAGGAACGCGCGCCCGATCACCCGCTCCAAAGACTTCTGCACGACGAGCCAAATAAAGAGATGACTTCATTTGTGTTCAGGGAAACACTCATGGCGCACCTGCTCCTGTGGGGCAACGCCTATGCGCAGATCATCCGGGATGGTCGAGGTTATCCCGTTACACTCTACCCTATGCTGCCCGATCGGATGACGGTTGACCGCGACCCAAGCGGCGAACTCGTCTACACCTACCAGAGCGACAAGGGTCAGGTTAAACTGCGGAAAGAGAGCGTCCTGCATATCCCCGGACTGGGCTTCGACGGGCTGATCGGCTATTCGCCGATCGCAATGGCGAAGAACGCCATCGGGCTCGCCCTTGCCACCGAGGACTACGGCGCCGCCTTTTTCGCCAACGGCGCGAACCCCGGCGGCGTGCTGGAGCATCCCGGCGTGGTCAAAGACCCCGACAGGCTTCGGGAAAGCTGGCAGTCGCAGTTCTCCGGTACAAACGCCCATAAGGTCGCCGTGCTTGAGGAAGGGCTGAAGTTCCATCAGATGTCCATACCTCCCGAACAGGCGCAGTTCCTTGAAACACGGAAGTTTCAGATAAACGAGATAGCCCGTATCTTCCGGGTACCGCCCCACATGGTCGGCGACTTGGAAAAATCGTCGTTTTCGAATATCGAGCAGCAGAGCCTTGAGTTCGTCAAATACACCCTCGACCCATGGGTAGTCAGATGGGAGCAATCGCTTATGCAAGCCCTCCTGCTGCCAAGTGAAAAATCGACTGTATCCATCCGCTTCAACCTCGACGGCTTGCTCCGAGGGGACTACCAGTCGAGGATGCAAGGCTACTCGGTCGGCATTCAGAACGGGTTTTATTCGGTCAACGATGTGCGCGGCTTGGAAGACCTGAACCTTCTGCCCGATTCCGAGGGCGGGAACGTCCACGTCCTGAACGGCAACATGGTCAAACTCGCCGACGTGGGCGCGGCTTACAAAACAAACGAAACGGAGGACACGAGGTGAAAAACAAGAAATTCTGGGACTGGGCGCATGATTCGGACGAGCGCGTCCTCTACTTCAACGGAGAAATCTCCGACGAGACTTGGTGGGACGACAAGGTCACGCCGGGACTCTTTCGTGACGAACTTTTCTCCGGCGAAGGCGACATCACCATCTGGCTGAACTCGCCCGGCGGCGATTGCGTGGCGGCTTCTCAGATTTACGCCATGCTGATGGACTATAAGGGCGATGTCACAGTCAAGATTGACGGTATCGCGGCTTCGGCGGCAAGTGTTGTGGCGATGGCTGGGACAAAAGTTCTCATGGCTCCCACCGCTCTGATGATGGTGCATAACCCACTGACCGTCGCCATCGGAGACAGCGAGGAACTGCAAAAAGCGATGGAAATGCTCGCCGAGGTGAAAGAGTCCATCATCAACGCCTACCAAATCAAGACAAATCAGAGCCGCGCGAAAATCTCCCACTGGATGGACGCCGAAACGTGGATGAACGCCAACAAGGCGATTGAACTCGGTTTCGCGGACGGTATCCTCGAGGATGAGAAGCGTAAACCGTCGGAAGACGTGACGTTCGCCTTTTCAAGGCGTGCGGTCACAAACTCCCTGCTCGGCAAGGTAATGCCGAAAGTGATACCCAAGCAAACCGAACTACAACAAGGCATCCCTTTAGAGTCGCTGGAGAAGCGGCTCTCTTTAATTTCACACTAAATTTATGGAGGTAAAAGCTATGTCTACTATCCTTGAACTGCGCGAGAAGCGCAACAAACTTTGGAACACCGCCAAGGCGTTCCTGGACAGCAAGCGCGGCGCCGACGGTCTCGTTCCGCCTGAATCCGCGGCCGAGTACGACCGAATGGAAACCGAGATGGTCAACCTCGGCAAGGAAATCGAGCGTCTGGAACGCCAGCAAGCCTTCGACCTCGAGCTGGGCAAAGCGACCAGCGAACTCATCGTCGGCAAACCTGTCGTTACCGAAAAGCCCAAGACCGGCAGGGCTTCAAATGAGTACCGTGCCGATTTCAAGAATATCCTGCGCGGCAAGCCGATGCTTCACAACGTCATGCAGGCGGGCGTGGACGCGGATGGCGGTTACCTCGTGCCGGAGGAGTTTGAACGACAGATTATCATGGGGCTTGAGGAAAGCAATGTCATCCGATCTATCGCGAAGGTCATCACCACGTCGGCGGAGCGTAAGATTCCCCTTGCCTCCACCCACAGCGTGGCGCAGTGGACGCTGGAGAACGGCGCATATCAGGAAAGCAATCCGACTTTCGGGCAAATTACGGTGGACGCATACAAGCTGACCGACCTCGTGAAGGTTTCCACAGAGCTTCTGCAGGATTCGATGTTCGACCTTGAAACCTACATCGCCGGAGAGTTCTCCAGAGCGTTCGGTATCGCCGAGGAACAGGCTTTCTGCGTTGGTACCGGCACGGGTCAACCCACAGGTATCTTTACCGCAAACGGCGGCCATGTCGGCGTTACGGCGGGCGCGGCGGTGACGGTGGATAACCTTATCGACCTGATTTACAGCCTGAAAGCGCCCTATCGCAGGAACGCCAAGTTTCTGATGAAGGACAGCACCATTTCCGCGCTCCGCAAGCTGAAGGATTCAAACGGTGTATATCTCTGGCAGCCTTCCGTACAGGCGGGGCAGCCCGACCGCTTGCTCGGCTATCCGCTTTACACCAGCCCGTATGTACCCGATGTCGCCGCATCGGCTCTGCCGATTGCCTTTGGCGATTTCTCCAACTACTGGATTTGCGACCGCCTCGGCAGAACGGTGCAGCGTCTGAACGAACTGTACAGCACCAACGGTCAGGTCGGCTTCATCTGCACCCAGCGTGTGGACGGCAAAGTTATTCTCGCGGAAGGCATCCAGCTTCTTCAGATGGGTTCCTAAGAACGGAGGTGAGCGGCGATGACGCCAACGGAACTGTTACCCAAGGTTAAGGAAAACCTTATCTTATCCCATAGCCAAGACGATGAACTGCTCCTGCGGCTCATCGCCGCCGCCGTGAACTATGCCGAAAGCTATCAGCATTTGCCTGCAGGATACTACTTTGAGCGCAACGCCGAAGACGAAACGGGTGAAGCGTCACGCTTCCCGCCCACCACCGAGCAAGCGGTGATAATGCTCGTATCCAACTGGTACGAGTCACGCGACGGCTCGACGGGCGGCTTCTTCGCCGATTCGGTGCAGGCAAGCCAGCAGGTTTGGAATACGGTCAATACGCTATTGCGCCTTGACAGGTTGTGGGGTGTGTGAACATGGCATATGGCAAGATGAACAGCTTTATCGATATCATCTCGACCGCTCCGACTAAGGACGCTGAGGGTTTTGTCAGCAAGGGAGACCGCGTTATTTCTTCGGCGCGGGCGTATAAGGAAACCCGCAACACCAGCGCCAGATGGGAGCGCATTATCAGCAACGCCGCGTTTTCGAGTGTGACGGCGATGTTCCGCTTCCGAAAAATCCCTGGTCTGACCGTGGATACCACGCTGTTCATTAGCGACGCCGACGGGCGTTACAACATCGTCAGCGCGGAGGACGTGCGCGGGCGCGGGATGTACGTGGAGGTTCTCGCTGAAAAGTTGGAAGGGAGCGTCAAGTGATGGCGAAAACCGAGATAAAAATGCCGGAAGAATTCCTCCTAAAACTCTCCCGTCTTGCCGACAAAACAGACGAGATTATCCCCAAGGTTCTGGAGGCGGGTGGCAATATCGTACTGGGCAAAGTCAAAGGCAACCTCTCGGCGGCGATTGGCAGGAACATCAAACGCAAAAGCCGCGCCACGGGAGAACTTGCCGGCTCCTTGGGACTGTCTCCCGCAAAACAAAAGCGGGACGGTTCCGGCTGGGATATCAAAGTGGGCTTTGCCGAACCCCGCAAAGGAGGCGGCAGCAACGCGAAAATCGCCAACATCTTAGAATACGGAAGGCACGGTCAACCCGCAAAACCCTTCCTGAAACCGGCGAAGTCGGCAAGCAAGAACGCCGCCATTGACGCGATGAAGCACAAATTTGAGGAGGAGTCGGAGAAGGTATGAATATTTTAGCGGAACTGAATACCCTGCTTGCGCCCGTCCTCCCCGTGGAGACGGGCGTTTTCAGCGGCGTACCGCCCAACGAGTATCTTGTCCTCACACCGATGACGGACGAATTCATGCTTTTTGGCGACAATATGCCGCTCATCGACGTGTCTGAAGTTCGAATTTCTCTCTTCAGCAAGGGTAATTACCTGCAACGGAAACGACAGATAACGAGCGCCCTGCTCGGAGCGGAGTTCACTATAACCGACCGCGTCTATCTCGGTTATGAGGACGACACGGGCTACCACCACTACGCCATCGACGTGGCGAAACATTATGAAACGGAGGGATAAACCATGGCGACAATCGGTTTAGATAAATTGTATTACGCAAAAATCACCGAGAGCGAGGACGGCGAGGAGACCTACGCTCCGCCTGTGCAACTGGCGAAGGCGATCAAGGCGGATCTGTCCATCGAACTGGCGGAGGCGGTGCTTTACGCCGACGACGGCGCAGCGGAGGTGATTAAAGACTTCAAGTCCGGCACGCTTTCCTTGGGTGTGGACGATATCGGCGTGACCGCCGCGCAGGATTTGACAGGCGCGGTCACGGACGACAACGGCGTGTTGATCTCAGCCAGCGAAAACGCGGGCGCGCCTGTAGCCGTTGGCTTTCGCGCCATGAAGCCGGGCGGCAAATACCGCTACTTCTGGTTGTACAAGGTCAAGTTCGGCGTTCCCGCCACCAATCTGCAGACTAAGGGCGATTCCATTACCTTTTCCACACCCACCATCGAGGGCACAGTGATGCGCCGCATCAAAGTGGACGGTATGGACAAGCATCCGTGGAAAGCGGAGGTCACCGAAGGCGGCGCGGGTGTTTCTTCCAATACAATCAGCGGTTGGTTCACTCAAGTGTATGAGCCGGTTTATACCTCGGAGGGTTAGGAGAATGGAAATGAATAACGAACGAAGCTCCGTCGTCAACATCGGCGGTACGGAATATGAACTCATCCTGACCACCAAGGCCACCAAAGCCATCGCCGGGCGGTATGGCGGGCTGGAGAACTTGGGCGAGAAGCTGATGAAGGCCGAGAACTTTGAAATGGCGCTTGAGGAAATCGTATGGCTGATTACCCTCTTGGCCAACCAGTCCATCCTTATCCATAACCTCAAGCACAGGGACACGCCCAAAGACCTGCTCACAGAAGACGAGGTGGAACTGTTCACCACGCCGCTGGATTTAGCGGATTACAAGACCGCCATTACCGATGCGATGTTCAAGGGCACGAAGCGCAATGTTGAAAGCGAGGACATGCCAGCGTCAAAAAACGGGAAAGCCGGATAAACGACGATGAGTTGTTTACCCGGCTTTACTATTACGGCACGGTTCAGATGGGTATGCGCGCGGAAGATTTCTGGTTCATGCCCATCGGATTATTTCTTGATCTGTGGGCCTGCCATAAGCAGCTCCTCGGTATGGAAAAGCCCAAACGGAATCGGACGATTGATGATGTCATTCCGCTGGATATTTGAGAGTCATCCGACTGAACACAGTCGCTTATGCGTAGATATCTCTCGACCCTATACGAAAATTACTAAAAATACCCTGATGTTCAATATGCCATGAAAGATTTCCACTGCTTGCTGCGTTTACTTTCGTGCTCTTATCGAGTATAATAAGAGCACGAAAGTTAGGTGATGCTGATGAGTAAGTTTGAAAGCTTGGATTCTTTGGTACATGAAAACAACGGCTATTTGAAAACATCAGAAGCGGTTGCGTTAGGAGTTTCCAAGCCTTATATCAGTGAGTATATTCGTGCACATGGATTGGAACGCGTTGCGCATGGCCTTTACATGACACAGGACGCATGGGATGATGGCATGTATGTTATCCAGACGCGGTATCCCGCGGCTGTCTTCTCCCATGAAACAGCGTTGTATTTGCACAGCCTCGCGGATCGTGAGCCTACTCCGTATTCTATCACACTCAAGGCCGGAGCGAACGCGGCAAGGTTAACCAGTCAAGGCGTGAAAGTATATAAGGTCAAAGAGGTCTTATTCCATAAAGGGATCACACAGGCACGTTCCCCGGCTGGTCACATGCTGAGGGTCTATAACCTTGAACGAACGATCTGCGATTTGATTCGCAGCAGAAACAATATTGAAACGCAGGAGCTATTGTCAGCTATCAGGGAATATGCGCGATCAAAAGAAAAAAACATTCCCTTGCTGATGCGCTATGCACAAGCTTTCTCCGTAGAGAAGTTGATTCGGCAGTATTTGGAGGTGCTTCTTTGATGATTCGTACATCACGGCAGTTGAAGGCGCTGGTTCGCAACATGTCAAAGGGCGACAGCAACAAAGCGCTTGTTATCATTCGAAACTATGCCATGGAACGTTTCTTGGAGCGCTTGTCCCTGTCTCCATACCGAGACAACCTAATCTTGAAAGGGGGGATTTTGGTATCCGCCATGGTCGGATTGGACAACCGTTCTACGCTTGATATTGATGCGACTATTAAAGGCCTGCCCCTTTCCGTGGAAAGTGCTAAAAGGATTGTAGAAAATATCGTATCCATACCAATCGATGACGGTATGGTCTTTTCTATAACAGATGCCGACACCATCATGAGTGATGCGGACTATGCTGGTGTGCGGATTCAGTTGAATACGACGTTGGAGAAGATGCAGACCCCATTGAAAATCGATTTCTCTACCGGGGACGTGATAACGCCGCGCGAAGTAGCGTATTCGTTCAAATTGATGTTCGAGGATCGTAAATTGACCGTGTTGGCATACAATTTGGAAACGATACTGGCTGAAAAGCTTGAAACGCTGCTTTCCAGGAGTACGGCGAATACGCGAATGAGAGACTTCTATGACCTTTATGCCTTGGAAGAATCGCAATCTCACAATATAGACCCCACGTTATTGCGCACTGCCTTTGTAAAAACATGTGAGCAGCGTGGTACGATAGCGATTGTTAACGACGCGCCTATGATTTTAGATGAAGTTCAGAACAGTCCGGTATTGATGTCTTTATGGAAGGATTATCAGCGGAAATTTGATTACGCCACCGACATAAGCTGGGATAGGGTTATGGAGTCCGTTCGAAGGTTTTCCTTCGTTGTTCCAAGCACTTAAGCAGATTCATCAATAGGAGATTTTCGTTTCAAACGTCCTTCATGGGGCGTCTTTTTATATTCGTTTTTTGTAAGGAGGTGGGACTACATGGCGGACAATTTCGGCTTGAAAATCGGCGTTGAAGGCGAGCGCGAGTTCAAGAAAGCGCTTTCGGACATAAACCAGAGCTTCAAGGTGCTGGGCAGCGAGATGCAACTGGTCACATCCCAGTTTGACAAGAACGACAAGTCCGTCAGCGCTCTCTCCGCGCGGAACGCCGTCCTCAACAAAGAGATCGACTCCCAAAAAGAAAAGATTGTCACCCTCAAAGCCGCGCTGGATAACGCGGCTTCTTCTTTCGGAGAAAACGACCGCCGCACGCAAAACTGGCAGATTCAGCTGAACAAGGCACAGGCCGAACTCAACGGCATGGAACGTGAACTGGAGGAATCCACGGAGGACGCGGACGACCTGGGCGATGAACTCATCGAATCGGGCAAGAGCGCCGAGGACGCGGGCGGCAGGTTTGAAAAACTGGGAGGCATTCTCAAAGGAATCGGCGCGGCCATGGGCGCTGTCGTCGTCGCCGCGGGTGCCGCCGCCATCAAGCTGGGCAAAGAGGTTGTGCAACAGTTTGGCGAATTGGAACAGAATCTGGGCGGTTCGGAAGCGGTCTTTCAGGAATACGCCGGCCACATGCAGAAAATCGGCGAGGATGCCTACAAGAACATGGGCGTTTCGCAATCGCAGTATCTGGCGACAGCCAATAAAATGGGCGCGCTGTTCCAAGGATCGGGGCTGGACGTGCAACGTTCGGCGGAACTGAGCGAGAAGGCCATGCAGCGGGCGGCGGATATGGCATCCGTCATGGGCATCGACATGCAGATGGCGCTGGATTCCGTGGCGGGCGCGGCAAAGGGCAACTTCACCATGATGGACAACCTGGGCGTCAGCATGAACGCCACCTCTATCCAGGCCTACGCCGCCGCAAAGGGGCTGGATTTCGTGTGGGCATCGGCTTCGGGCGCGCAAAAAGCGGAAGTCGCCATGCAGATGTTTTTTGAGAATACCGAACAGTACGCAGGCAATTTCGCGCGGGAATCCACCGAAACGGTAACAGGTTCACTGGGATTATTGCAAGCCGCTTTGAGTTCGTTTACGGCCGGGCTTGGTAACGCCGGCGCCGACATGACGAATCTTACGGGAAACCTCGTGGAAGCGTTCCAAGCCGTCGTGTCCAATATCGTACCTGTGCTGGAGAACATCGTGGCCGCGCTGCCTCCGGCCATCGGGGCGATTCTGTCCGCCATTGGGGATATGCTCCCGCTGCTCTTGGAAACGGTGACGGGACTGTTCTCGCAGGTGCTGGAAACCATCTTGAACTTACTGCCGGAGCTGATTCCCGCCGCCGTGGCCGCGGTCATGACCATCGTCGGGACAATCATCGACAATCTGCCGCTGCTCATCAACGCGGCGGTGCAATTGGTGGCGACCTTGGTGTCCGGTATCGGCGAAGCGCTGCCGCAGTTAATTCCGGCGGCAGTTCAAGCCGTCGTCGCCATTGTACAAGGGATCGTTGAAAGCCTGCCTATGCTGCTGGACGCGGCGCTGCAAATCATCCTCGGTCTGGTGAATGGGCTGCTCATTGCCTTGCCGGAACTCATTGCGGCATTGCCCGCCATCATCCTGGCGATTGTGGACTTCATCATTGGCGCCATTCCGCAGATCATCGACGCGGGCGTCAAACTGCTTACCTCACTGATTACGGCGCTGCCGACCATCATTACAACGGTGGTCGCCGCCATCCCGAAAATCATCAGCAACATCATCAGCGCGGTGATCGGGGCGATCCCTCAAATCATTGAAGCGGGCGTCAAACTGCTGGTATCCCTGATCCAGGCCTTGCCACAAATTATCACCACCATCGTGGCGGCCATCCCGCAAATCGTCTCCGGACTGGTGGAGGCTATCGTTGGAAACATCGACAAGATCGTCACGGCGGGCGTTCAGCTGCTGGTCGCGTTGGTGCAAAACCTGCCGGCCATCATTGCAGAAGTGGTCAAGGCGATTCCGCAAATCATCACCAGCATCGTGGAAGCGATCAGCGGGTTGGCGTGGAAGCTGGTGGAAGCGGGCGGCAACCTCATCAAGGGACTGTGGCAGGGTATCTCAGATGCGGGCGCGTGGCTGCGCGATAAAATCTCCGGGTTCTTCGGCGGCGTAGTGGACAGCATCAAGAACTTCTTCGGCATTCATAGCCCCTCCACGCTCTTCGCCGGGCTTGGTGAGAACATGGCGCAGGGCTTGGGGCTTGGTTTTGGAGACCAGATGAACCAAGTGGCGAAGGATATGCAAAACGCCATCCCCACCGACTTTGGGTTGGATGCCCAGATGAACCTTGACGGCACGGCGACCGGACGCGCGGGGCTTTCCGGTGCGCCCGGTACAACCATCCACCAAACCATATCGGTCGTGACGCCCAAGGCGCTATCTGAAAAGGAACTAACGCGGGAATTCCGCAACCTGTCGCGCAAGCTGGCGATGGAATATTAAGGGGGAATGAAATGGAAGTCACGTATAGCAACGCCGCCGGAGAGCGGCTGACCCTACGCCAAGCCCGCCCGTTTTTCCTAACCCGCGCGGAAGGGCTGGGAAAAACCCGGCAGACCATCATCACATTCAAAGCGCCGGAGCAGGACGGCGCCTTTTATATCGCTTCCACTTTGGATATGCGAAACATCACCCTGGAAGGCACGCTGGCCGCGCTAAACATTGAGGAAGCCTACGCGCAGCGGGCAAGGTTCCTGCGCGTCTTCTCCCCCAAAGAGCAGGGCACGCTGGTCTGCCGTGATAAGCGTGTAGCTTGTGTCGTCGAGGAAGCGGGCTTTATCGCATCCACTCGTGAACGCGCCCCGTCCTACTTCGTCAGCTTGCTCTGTCCGTCGCCGTTCTTTGAAGCTCTTAATGAAATCCGCGAGGAACTGGCCGCTTGGATGCCGGGCTTCTTTTTCGCGCTGGAGATTCCGGCTGGCGGACTGGAGATGGGTGTTCGTCAGCCCAGCCAGATCATGACCCTGGACAACGCCGGGGATGTGGCCTGTGGTTGTCGCGTCGTGTTTCGGGCGCTTGGGGCGGTACGCAATCCTGATATCACCAACATGGAAACCGGGCAGTACCTGCGCATCCTGAAAACCATGGAAGCGGACGAGGAAATCCATGTTCACACCAGCTTTGCCGATAAGCGGGTGCTCAGCGTCAATGAACAAACCGAAACCAACGCGTTTTCATGCCTGGATACGGGTTCTACGTTTCTTCAGCTTGCGCCGGGTCGGAACACCCTGCGCTATGGCGCGGCGGACAACATGGAGTTATTGGAAGTCAGCGTTTATTACAGACCGCAGTATTTGGGGGTATAGGAATGGAACTGTATGTTTTCAGCCGCGACCGGGCTTTGCTGGGCGTGGTGGAAGCCTTTGAGTATCTGCGCTGGACGCGGCGATATTCGCGTTGTGGAAGCTTTGAACTCAAAGCTCTCGCCACTCCGGGGAACGTGGAACTGTTGCGCCTTGGGCACTACCTTTGGAAGAACGACGATGAAGAAGCGGGGCTGATCGAGTATCAGGAACTCTCAGCGCAGGAGAAGGAAACGGTTCTGGTCAGCGGCCGCTTTGCCACGGCGTTCTTGGCGCGGCGTATCATATGGGACACGGAAACCATGACAGGCGATGTTTCCGTCTGCGTGGAGCAGCTCTTGGAACATCACCTGATTGACCCGGAGAATCCTGACCGCCGCGTGAATGGCATCAGCTTTGAATCACCCCCGCTCGGCATCCCGATTCAGACACAGGTTTCCTATCGGAATCTGCTGGATGTGGTGACGGGGATCTGCGACACAGCGGAGGTTGGAATAAAAACCATTTTCGACCCCGTGAACGGCTCCCTTTGCGTGCGGCTCTATCAAGGAAGCGAAACACAAGCCGTGTTTTCCAAAGAATATGAAAACGTCGTTGATCAGATTTTTACTCAAAGCCTTTTGGACTACGCCAACACCGCCCGTATCGGCGGCGAGGGCGAGGGGGCGGAGCGCGTCTTTGCCGATATATCGGGCGGCAGCGGCGAGGATCGATATGAGGTGTTTGTGGACGCGAAAGATTTACGGCAAGAGGATTTCGGCGCGGAGTATTTGAACGCGCTCCTCTTTCGTGGTGAAAGCAAGCTCAGCGAATGCGGCATGGTTCGCGCTTTCGACGCGACCGCCAATCCTTACGGGAACTTGCTCTACAAGCAAGATTATGACCTGGGCAGCGTTGTGCGCGTGATGTCGGTTCGCTGGGATGTGAGCATGACCGTCCGAATCACAGAGGTGGAAGAAAGCTACGACGCTGACGGGCGAAGCCTGCGGGTGGTATTTGGCAAGCCCACACTGACATTGGCGCAAAGAATAAAGGAGGAGGGATAGCATGGAAAAGAGCGGATTCTTCAACAGTTCGGGCGGCGACCGTGTGTACGACGCCACGGACTTTGCCGGATACTTTGGCACGCTGGCATCCAACGGTGTGTTCTTTCAGTCCGCGTCAAACCTCAAGGTGTCGCCGGGAACAGGCGTCGGTGTCGCCCTTGCGCCGGGCGGCGCGTGGATCAACGGTTATTCCTACGAGAACACTTCCCCGCTGGAGCTGGCGCTGGAAACGCCTCATGGTGTGCATCCGCGCATCGACCGCGTTGTTGTACGGCTCAGCATACCGGAACGGCGCATATACGCGGCTATCAAAACCGGCACGCCCGCCGCCGCGCCTGTGCCGCCTGACTTGACGCGAACATCCGATATCCATGAACTGGCTCTGGCGGACGTGACCGTTCCCCGCGCCACCGTCTCTTTGGTTGCGGCGAATATAGCGGATCAGCGGCTGAACCAGAGCCTTTGCGGGCTGGTGAACTCGCTGGTCAGCGCCGTGTATGAGTAGGTGACGAAAAATGCCAACCATGACCTATTCATTAAGCGGGTTTTCTAAAACCAATACCGATATGGCAGCGGGCACTACGTTTACCGCCTCCGCTACCGGCACACCGGTTTCTAACGCGACTATTACATCGGGCAGCTTGTACCTGAGTAGTCTGAAAACCTATTCAGGGGTGGCGTATTTGGATTTATCCCTGGGCGGGGCATCCGCTTCAACCGCTACCTTTTCCAGCAGCAGCACTGTGCGTGGAGAAACGGTTGCTCTCACGTCCTATAGCCAAAGCTTGCTGACGGCGGGAAGCGGCACCATTACTTTCACTTTGCGCCGCACCAATACAGGCTCCGGCAATTTGCTGAATATCCGTGCCGGCTTGTCCGGTACGCTAACGCTGAACTACAACCTGAATTACACCGCTTGCAAAGCACCCACATCCTGCAGCGTCAGCCCGGCGGTGTCGGAAGGCAACGCGACCCTTTCGTGGAGCGGCGCGTCGGCGGGTACCGCTAATGCCATTAGTTCCTACGAGGTTCAGTACAGCGAATCGAGCGATGGTTCATCCTGGGGCGCGTGGACGGCGCTAAGTACTGTCAACACGACCTCCACTTCCGGCAGCTTGTCCGTAGCCCCGCCAAGCACGCGCGGGTATTATCGCAGGTATCAGGTACGCACGCGAGGCGCGGCTGGCTCGAGCTATTATTCGGGGTGGAAAGTATCCAGCAATACCTTGCGGCGCAATACCCAAGCCACCGCGCCCAGTGTGTTTACCGTCAGCCCCACTGTTTACCGGAACCAGGACGTCACCCTTTCGTGGAGCGGCGCGGCGGCCGGTACAAGTGCCATCGCCCGATATGACATCGAGCACTGTACGTCAACGGACGGCAGCAATTGGGGCGGCTGGACGGCGCTGGTTTCAGTCACCAGTTCTTCCACCAGCGGGAGCAAGGCGGTCACCCCTTCCCAAACGCTGGGCGTCTACACCAAGTACCGCATCGTCGCCGTCGATACCCTTGGCCTTGCTTCGGCCTACAAAGAAAGTAACAGTACCCAATGCGCCATCACGGCCTGCGGAGCGCCCACAGCGTGTTCCGTCAGCGCGGCGCTTGCCGAAGGGAATGTCACGTTGTCCTGGAGCGGCGCCACAGCCGGTTCCGGCAACACCATAACGGGGTACGAAATCCAATACGCCGACTCCGCTGACAACGCCGCCTGGGGCGCGTGGAACGCGCTGACAGTCGTTAATGCTACCAGCGGCAGCGGCAACCTGACGGTGAGTCCGCCAGATGGACGGGGTTCGTACCGTCGTTTTCAAGTACGTACAAGGGGTTCCGCGGGCGCGAGCTATTATAGCCCATGGAAAACTTCCGGCAGTGTGCGAAAAAACATCCTGCCGCAGCCGCCCACAGTCTTTATCGCGTTGCCGGAGGTGTATGAAACGAACCGAGTCACGCTGAGTTGGAGCGGCGTCGTCGCCGGAACCAGCGCGATCACACAGACGGTGGTGCAGGTGGCCACTTCCATAAACGGTGGCACGTGGTCGACGTATGGACTGCTTGACACCGTGAACGGCGCGAACACATCCGGTTCGCTTCTTGCAACACCCACGGATACTGCCGGGGTACTCACCCGATACCGGCTTTGTGTGGTGGACGCCTTGGGCGGCGTATCAGCCTATGCGGTCAGTAATGCCGTTCGAAAACTTACCCCGCCTACGCAGCCCGCGGTTTTCGCGCCACAAGCGGGCGGCGTGACATACAACACGCGCCCCCGATTCCTGCTGCGTACAGGCGACGCTTCAGGTCTGCAACAAGCGGTCTGCGTGCGCACAGACGCGGGGGTGTGGGAGGACAGCGCGGGTGAGCCGGAACGGTTTTCACCCAGTGGTTATCTTTCAGAAAACGTTTCTGTCGTGTACCGTCACCCGGAAACCGTGATGGGCAGCAAAACGGTCGCCTTCCGCGCTTTTGCGCAAGACATTGGTGTGCCGGGAACGGAAGTTACCCGAAGTTTTACGCTCGCAGCTTTGCCTTTGGAGAATATCACGGCAAATGAGACCATAGTGAAAGCGGCGCACATCCAAACCCTTCGAACAGCGGTAAACGCGGTACGAAGGTATTATGGCATGACGGCGGTCGTCTGGGTTGAAGACGTGGTTGCGGGGAAAACGCCGATACGGAACTGGACGTTCCATGTGCTGGAGCTTCGCAAAGCCATGGAGCAGATCATCGAGATGATTCATGAATTTGCACCGGGTTCTGCGCTTGGCGTGCCCATTCCGGATTGGTTGCCCATTGCGCCGGGCAGGCCCAAGGCAGCGGTGATGTTGCAGTTGCGAGAGATTTTATGTGAACTATAACGACCAACAAAGAAAATGGCGGCTTCGCTTATGCGGGGACGCTTTTTTGATACCAAACGAAACGGAGGAAACAAACATGAAGGATATTTGGACTTGGGTTCAGGCCGCCATTGCGGCCGTCGGCGGGATGCTGGGCTGGTATTTGGGCGGGGTGGACGGCTTTCTTTACGCGCTCATCGCCTTTGCGGTGGTGGATTACATTACGGGTGTGCTGCGCGCCATTGTGGAAAAGAAGCTCTCCAGCCGAATCGGCGCGCATGGCATCGCCAAGAAGGTGGCGCTGTTTCTGGTGGTTGGCATCGGTCATCTCATTGACGCTTATCTGCTCAGCGGTACGGGCGCGCCCCTTCGCACGGCGGTCATCTTCTTTTACATCGCCAACGAAGGCATATCGCTTCTGGAGAACGCGGCGGCTATCGGGCTGCCCGTTCCTGACAAACTGAAGGATGTGCTGGCGCAGCTGCATGGAAAATCTGAAGGTATGGGTGGCGAACCGACATGAACCTGCGTCAACTCATCTTCACTCAAAACGCCTGTTACAAAGCGGGCAGAACCATTATCCCCAGAGGCATCATGGTGCATTCTACCGGGGCGAACAACCCAACCCTGAAACGCTATGTGGGTCCCGACGATGGCTTGCTTGGCAAGAACCAGTATAACAATCACTGGAATCAGCCCATGGATCGGCTGGTTTGCGTCCATGGCTTTATCGGTAAGCTCGCGGATGGTTCCATTGCCACCTACCAAACGCTCCCGTGGAACTGGCGCGGCTGGCATTGCGCTTCCGGGGCCAAGGGAAGCGGCAACGACACGCATATCAGCTTTGAGATTTGCGAGGACGACTTGACCAACCCCGCCTACTTTACCGCCGTCTACAAGGAAGCCGCCGAACTGTGCGCCTATCTTTGCAAAGCGTTTGGGCTTGACCCGGCAAAGGACGGCGTGATCATCTGCCACAGCGAAGGGCACAAGCGCGGCATCGCCAGCAACCACGGCGATGTGATGCACTGGTTCCCCAAACACGGCAAAAACATGGACACATTCCGGGCTGATGTGCAAAGGCTGCTTGCGTCGGACGGTTCACCCGAAGCAACAAAACCAAGCAAACTCCCCGAAGCGCCGATTGAACCGAAAAAACTCTACCGCGTTCAGGTCGGGTCGTACTCCGTCAAGGCAAACGCCGAGGCCATGCTCGCCAAGGTCAAGGCGGCGGGGTTCGCCGACGCTTTCATAAAAACCAATTAACCTCGTTTTAATCCACACCCCGTGTTTCGGCGTTTGTGCCGTTTCACGGGGCTTTTTTGTTTCAGGGGGTTCGATTCAGGCTGATTTTTCGGTTATAGGCAGGAGGTAACGCCTATGACCAGCACACAAAAGCAACAGATTGAAATTCTTCGCGGCAAAGGCAAAAGCTACGCCGCTATCGCCGAGACGCTCGGCATTTCAAAGAATACCGTCAAATCCTACTGCCACCGCAATAACCTCAACTCGGCCTTTGCCGCCGATCCGATACAGCCCATGGATGGCGTTTGCGTGAATTGCGGTGAACCGCTGGCCTATACGCCGGGTTCTAAAAAGAAACGCTTCTGTTCCGACAAATGCCGTCTGGATTGGTGGGCAGCACACCCCGAAGCCATGAAGCGAAAAGCAGTCTACCATTTCGTCTGCCCGGTATGCGGAACGGCATTCACAGCCTATGGCAACGCAAAACGGAAATACTGCTCCCGCGCCTGCGCTTCCTCGGCGAGGAGGGCTTGCCATGAGTAAAGAGGAAGCGATCCTTCGTTACAAAGCATCTATGGCGGTCTTCAAAAAATGGTGTTCCGAAGGGGTTATCACCGATGCCGACCTGCTGGAAATAGACACACTGCTCGCCGAGAAATACGGTTTATCCTCGTGCAGTATATTCCTCGAAAATGACTTGCTATGTGGGGAAAAAAGAGTGATAGATAGTACCGTGAAAGGAGGCAGTTATGGGAAGAAAAATAACCAAAATTGAAGCCATGACGCCGATGCCAAAGCGTAAGCGGGTGGCGGCCTATGCCCGCGTTTCCTGCGGTAAAGACGAAATGCTCCACTCCCTCGCGGCTCAGGTCAGTTTCTACAGCGACCTGATACAGAGCCGCTCCGACTGGGAGTTCGCGGGTGTGTTCGCCGACGAAGCCGAAACAGGGACAAAGGACTCAAGACCCGAATTTCAAAGGCTTATCGCGGAATGCCAGTCGGGGCAAGTGGATATGGTCATTACGAAATCCATCAGCCGCTTCGCTCGGAACACGGTCATATTACTGGAGACAGTCCGTGACCTGAAAGAGCGCGGCATCGACGTATATTTCGAAGAGCAGAACATCCACACCGAGAGCGCGGACGGCGAGTTGATGCTGACCATTCTCGCCAGCTACGCACAGGAAGAAAGCCGTTCCATCAGCGAAAACTGCAAGTGGCGGTATCGAAACGGTTTCAAGGAAGGCAAACCCTCTAACTACATCCGCGTTTATGGATACGACTACAAAAACGGACGCTTGACCGTTATCCCGGAAGAAGCCGAAGTTGTTCGCATGATATTTACCGACTACCTCGGCGGCATGGGCAGGAACGCCATTATGAAGAAGCTGACAAGACTTGCCGTTCCCACCAAGACCGGCGGTCGGTGGTCGGAATCAACGGTGATGTCGATGCTCTCTAACGAAAAGTACATCGGCGATATGATGCTCCAAAAAGGCTATGTCGCCGACCACATCACGAAGCGGATAAAACCGAACCGTGGCGAACTCCCCATGTACTATGTAGAGGGAACGCACGAGGCGATTATCGATAAGGAAACCTTCGAGGCGGTGCAAGCGGAAATAGCGCACCGCTCGGCTCTGTCACACCATCCAAGAACAAAGACGGTCAGCGAGTTCAGCGGCATGATACATTGCGCTCGCTGCGGCGCAAACTTCTGCAAAAAGATAAACTGCTCCGGCACGAAGTACGCCAAGGTAATATGGGCTTGTCGGACGTTTACTTACCGTGGCAAGCGCGAGTGTCCTGCGAAGCGGATACCAGAAGACATTCTAAAGGCGAAATGCGCCGAGGTGCTGGGGCTTGCGGAATACGACCCCGAAGCGTTCAAATCCCAAATCGCCGCCATCACCGTTCCCGATGACGGCGTTCTTATTTTCGAGTTTCATGATCATACCCAGACGACGGTCATGTGGGAGAACCCCTCTCGGCGCGAAAGCTGGACGGACGATATGAAAGCCGTCGCAAGGGAACGGGCAAAGGAGGGACACGCCAATGGCTAATATAAGGGTTATTCCAGCGACAGAGCAAATAGTATCGGCGCAAGCGGCAAACGCAACCAGTAATCGGCGTGTAGCCGCCTACGCAAGAGTCTCAACGGACAGCGAGGAGCAGATGACCTCATACGAGGCGCAGGTGGACTACTACACTAAATTCATTAAAAGCCGTTCCGATTGGGAGTTCGTGACCGTCTATACCGACGAGGGTATAAGCGCCGTAAACACCAAGAAGCGCGAGGGCTTCAAACAGATGGTCGCCGACGGCTTGGAGGGCAAGTTTGATTTGCTTGTTACCAAATCGGTCAGCCGCTTCGCCAGAAACACGGTCGACAGCCTCACAACCGTCCGCAAACTCAAGGAAAAAGGCGTAGAGGTCTGGTTTGAGAAAGAAAACATTTATACGCTGGATTCCAAGGGCGAGTTGCTGATTACGATTATGTCGAGCCTTGCACAGGAGGAAAGCCGCTCTATTTCGGAGAACGTCACATGGGGTCAGCGCAAACGCATGGCGGACGGCAAAATCTCACTGCCATACAAGCAATTCCTCGGATACCGCAAGGGCGAGGATGGGCTACCAGAAATCATGCCGGAAGAAGCCGAAATCATTCGGCTTATCTTCAGGCTGTTCATGGAGGGCAAGACCTACTCGGCAATCGCCAAGCACCTCGTTAAGAACGGTATCCCGACACCCGCCGGCAAAGAAAACTGGCAGGCTTGCGTGGTGCAGTCCATACTGAGCAACGAGAAATATAAAGGTGATGCCCTTTTGCAAAAAACGTATTGCGCTAATTTCCTCACCAAGAAGATGGTCAAGAACACGGGGCAGGTTCAGCAATACTACGTGGAGGACAGCCATCCTGCTATTGTCGATCCCGACGAGTGGGACGCTGTGCAGGCTGAGATGGAGCGCCGAAAGAAACGCGGCTCTATCGGTCGATGCGGTAGCTCCTTCGCGGGGAAAATCGTATGCGGTGAGTGCGGCGGATTCTACGGTAAAAAGGTCTGGGGCAGCTACAAATCCGACAAGACCTACCGCAAGGAAATCTACCAATGCAATGAGAAGTACAAACACAAGGAAAAAGGCGGCCGACCATGCGGAACGCCATTTATCACGGAGGACGAGGTCAAAGAGCGGTTTCTCACCGCTTTCAACAAGCTAATGGAGAACCGCGACGGGCTTGTCTCCGATTGCCGCATGGCGCAGTCCACACTTTGCGACACCACAGCGATTGATTCGGAACTCAACGAGCTGCACCGTGAAATCGAGGTTATCGCCGAACTCTCGCGCAAGGCAATTTACGAGAACGCCCGAACCGCTCAGAATCAGTCCGATTTCAACGAACGCAATAACGGCTATCTTGACCGTCACCGCCAAGCGACGGAGCGGGTTGATGAGCTGGAAGCGATGAAGCGAAATCGTATCGCTAAGTCCAAAACGCTTGACGCCTTTATCCGAGACATCGAAAAACGACCGCTCGCTCTCGCGGAATGGGATGAAGCTCTCTGGCTTGCGGTTATCGACCAAGTCATGGTCTCCACGGATAGCACTATGACATTTCAGTTCAGGAACGGCTCGGAAATCACCGCTTAACATTGCCACATCAAGGTTGCCACTCCCAAAGGATGTTGGCAACCCTAAATCATGCGGAAACTTAGCAACCATACGGGTTCACCGCTCAAGGTTGCAAGATTGCCAAGGGTATCCCGGCTCGCCTTCGGGGCCCTTTTTTTATGCCTTCAACCGCCCTCAAAACAGCCAAAATAAAATGTTGCGAAAAATGGGCACGGGCAATGAGAATCGTTAAATTTGAACCCACCCGACAGGGGAATCGTTAAAAGACACTCGGAAATCGTCACGGTTCGGGTCAAGTGTTCTCCGAAAACGCCATCCGACTCTAAGCAACTATTGATACAGCCTGAGAACCCCGAAGCTGAAAAATCCCAGTATTACTGGACTTTCGGGCAAAACAAAAACCACCTACGGATAAAATCTCTTTTATCAATAGATGGTTAGTGATTTGGTGGAGGTGAGGGGAGTTGAACCCCCGTCCGAAAGCATGTTGATTGAGCCTTCTCCGAGCGCATTCAAGGATTTAGGATTCCCCTCAGTCTACGCCCCTTGACAGGCTTAGACCTACGGTAGCTTCATTTTACGGGTATCGCCTCAAAGCTTTGGCGTACTCGTACCCCACGATCATGACGCCGAGTACCGAATCCGTGGGGAATTCGGGTCGACGCACGGCATTAAGCCGCGAAAGACAATTCGTTGTTGTCAGTTGTTGTTTTTCCCCGTTGTTGCGCGGTACAGGGTCCGCGGCTCGCTTACTCAACCCTCAAAAACCCCCGTCGAAACCGAAACACCCCCATGTTGTCGTTATCATCAACCATCCTGTCGACGGCTAAACGCGCGTTGTATCTCACGCTGCGCATCTCGATCCGCGGCGCTGTCGCGTTTATCGTGCAATTGCTTTCCTTTGCACAATCCGAGTTCCAGCTTCATGCGTCCGTCTTTTAGATAGACTTTCAAAGGAATCAGCGCGTACCCCTGCCTGCTCACAAGCCCAGCCAGTTTGCGGATTTCGCTTTTATGCATCAACAGCTTCTTAGGGCGAAGGGGATCATGGTTGAAGATGTTTCCTTGCTCATAAGGGCTAATGTGCATGCCTTCTGCAAAAATCTCCCCGTTTCGGATCATACAGTAGCTTTCCTTCAGGTTGATCTTGCCCGCGCGAATGCTTTTGACTTCAGTACCTTCAAGGCTTAAGCCGCACTCATACGTTTCTTCAACAAAGTACTCGTGATAGGCTTTTCTGTTTTGGGCGACAGGCTTAACGCCCTTTTGCCGCGGCACGTCACTTCCCCCTTGCCGTTCAAGCAC